TCGCAAAGATTAATCCAGTAGGTCCAGTCATTGGCTGAACACCACAGATATCATAAGCGATTAAGTTAGGCATTGCTCTTCTAACAAGAGAGATAAGCACAGGGTCAAAGTTTGATACGTTAGAACCAGTAGCGTTAGCTGCTGTTTCAGAAATCATATTACCTTGCATTTGTGCTGCTTCTTGTCTTAGGGCAACTTCCTGGTTTTCTAATAAGCGAGCTGTTACTGCTCTCTTATATCTGTCCTTAATTTCAGGTGCACTTTCGTGTTCTAAAACGGGACCCCATTTTTCTATTAATTGTGAATCTGCATTAAACATTTTCGTTTTTCCCTATAGTTATTTATTAAATTTAGTTATAGCTTGTGTGTATCTAGCCATTGGGTCTGATAAATCGATATCGATTGAATCTTCTCCAATAACACTAGCTACTTCATCAGCCGCTTCGTTAGAATCTTTAGTAAAGTATGATTCTTTAACAGTTTTAACTTTCATTTCGAAAGATTCTCTGTTATCAAATTCGATATCTTCAACTAATGATGCTAATTTCTCAGCTTCAGTTTCAGCAAGCCCTGATGATTGTTCTCTTACTACTTCGTTCTTTTCAAAATCTTGAACTGATTGATGTAGTTTGATATTATCATCTGTGGATTTATTGAGCTGCTCCTCTAGCTCATTGACTTGTGCTGATAAATCATCAACAAGGTCAACTTTACCTTCTGGAACTTCAATATAATGTTCTTTGAACACTGTTTGTAAAGAAGACATGAACTCTTCAGCAATTTCGGTTCTTAAACCATTAGTTACTGAAACTTCATTTTCCTTCATCCAATTTTCAACTACATAGTTAAGATATGAATCTACCTTCTCTACTAAGTTTGATTGAATTTCAGATACCTCTTCTTCTAGGTTTTGTGCATACTCTGCATCAAGATTTTCGATGTGTTGTGAAAGCTTAGATGTTAACACAGCTTCAAAAATAGCTCCTGCTTTTCCTTTGAATTCATCGGAAAGAGTTGCTTCTTCTGAGATTAGTGCATCTAAATCTTCGTCAAAGTCAGTTGATTCTACCTTCGCTTTAACACTTGGTGCTGTAGCTTTAGGAGCTGAATTAACAGCCTTTTTAACTGAACCGTCATCTTCTGACTCATCCATTTTCGTCATCTTTGCAAAGAGTTTTTGCGCATCTTCTTTTCTAGCTTGTTTTAGGATTTCGACTGCTGCTTGGATAACACCGGCTTTAGTTTTAGGTACGGAAACGGCTTCGGCTTTAGATTCTTTTTCTTCTTCCTCTTCTTCCTCTTCCTGTCCGCCTTCTTCTACTTCTTCCTTTTTCTTATCCTCTTCTAGAGATTCCTCGTCTAAATTCTCATCTTGAACGAGCTCTTCCTCTTGAAGCTCTTCAGCCACATCCTCTTCGACTAGATTTTCGTTTTTTACATCTTCGAGTGACATAACGTTCTCCTATATTTTAGAGTTTAGTTTAGAGAGGAAACTTTTGAATGCTTTGATTTCAACGTTTGAATCGCCTACTTTCCTAGCCCTCGTTATTTCAGTCTCAATTTCTTCAATTTCTTGTGGAACCAGCACACCATTTTCCCATATCCAATCTACGCCTTCCATTATACCATTAACAAATGCCTCAGGAGCACTAGGGTCCTGAACAATATCAACGGTTGCTAATAGAAAGTCGTTATTTACATAGGTTGTACCTTTCTTATTCACAAGACTACCCATACCACGACTTGATACCCCAAGCTTAACTCCACCCTCTAATAAACCTTTTACGATTTGTCCCATAGGGGTGTCTAAGATTGAAGCCTTTCCAACAACATTACTTCCTTCCCATTTGAGGTCTGTAATTTTGTGTGAAACTTTATCAAGATTGATAGTCGGTCCATCTGGGTGATTTTATTCACCGACCGCTCTACCAGTCTTTACTTGTTCTGTTACATATTTGTTTACCGCCGCTTCGAGAATACCTTTCTCGTATATACGGCCATTACGGTTCTTTTGGTCCGCTTGCATGAATACGCCTTCGATTGCAAGTGACTTTTTACCGTTTACTTTTTCTTCGATAACCTCTAAATCGCTATCGATGTATTCTGCTATTAATTTCATTATTCGTTATCTGCGGTTTGTGTAATAACCTCGTCTCTATTTACCATTCCTGATGCAATATCAATCTTTTTGGCGTCTAGAGCGTCGGATATCTTTTGGCCCATAGCAGTTTCAAACTCCTTTTGTGCCGTTACATTATCACCATCATTTAAAGCTTTAATTAAATTTTCAACATTCATAATTTTTTTCCTTCTGTATTATTTATAAGATTACTATGCCCAACGTGGGTCATCTGGGTCAGGAGCCATATCGTCTCCAGCTCTTTTCTCTTTATCAATTTGTTTCTTGATATCTTTAATATCTTCATCATCAAATTGTAATACATTTTTTCTAACCCATTCATTAGAAATAAATGTTCCCACATATTCGTCAAGAGCACCTAACATATCGAATCTTTCTCTCCAGATTTCTGCTTGTTTTAGCTCTGCGAAATAATTGTCTTCGATAAAGTTATAGCTAATTTGATTCTTCCAACTATTCCAATCATCTTTAGTTATAATCCCTTTTAATAATAATTGGGTTTTTAATAACTGCATGAATATATCGGAGAATCTTTTTCTACATCTATCGATGAATTTTTTAAACTTAACTTCGTCCCTGGTTATTTCTGAAGCTCTACCTAAACTAAACTGAGCTTCTTGTTCTAACCTATTCATTGGAACATTAAGTGATTTATATAGTTTCTTTTGGAAGTATATAATATCATCAATCTGTCCTAGGTTTTCGCCACCAGGTAATGTTGAGATTTCTGTTCCTCTTCCACCTTCTCTACGAGGTAAGAAAAAGTCCTCTAACATTGACATATGTTTCTTATCGTCTTTAATGTCTCCTGTTTTAGCATCATAAATCAGTTTGTTTCTATACTGACCCATAATGTTTTTCAAATATTCTTCTGCTTTACCTTTTGGTAAGTTACCAACATCGATATAGAATATTCTTCTTTCAGGAGCTCTTGAAATTCTGTAGATAACTAATGAATCTTCCATCATTCTTAATTGGTTAACTGGTTTAATTGCCTTTTGCAAATATGATAAAATTCTTTTTCTGCTTGTATCTAATACACCAGATGTACAATATGCAATTGCATCAGGGTGAATTTTTAATCCCTGATTATGATTACCCATTTTATTGTCCTGGAATAAGAAGTATTCTTTTTGCTTCTTAATTAATTTTGCACCAGTCTTTGGGTCTTCTTCCTCTTCTATTTCTTTGACCTTTCTTAATTTAGTAGGGTCAATATATCTTAATTCTTTAATACCACTTTTCGCGTTATCAGAATCAATAATAATATGATATGGTAATCTACCATCAACATACCATCTTCTAAAAATATCGTGCGCGTATTGGTTAAAGTTTAATAAGCCTAATATGTGTTGAAATTCTTCTTGTAATGTCTTTTTAATTTTATCCGAAGCTTCCACTTGGTCTAAAACTAATCTAACGGGAACTTCTACATTATCGCCAATAATGGCTTCATTCACTATATCTTCAATAGCGGCATCGCACTCGGGCTGTGACGCTATGTCTCTGTATTTGTAAATAAGTTCAATTTCATTTTTAGCCTTGTCACCATCTAAATCTAGGTAAGCACCAAAATGACCACCTGCTTGAATTACACCAGCACCATCTTCATCTGTATTAGGTACAAATGATGGTCTGACTGTATCTACGCCTGTGTTTGAACCTTTACGTTTTATTTCAAAACCAAAAAATTCTGCCATGTTTATCCTCAAATATTATCGGAGGGAAATTAATCCCTCCTCAAATATTATTTATAACCTTACGAAGTCGTATTAGATTCCCAGTATTGAATGTTTAATTCTACTGTGAATTCTTCAATCGCTGAAGCTTCATCGTAACTTAATTCGATAGCTCCAATGTTTGTTGGATACGCTCCTCTAAAGTCGTATTTTTTAACTGGATTACCGCTGTTATCTAATTGTTCTACAATCATATCAGCCATATAATCCGTTGGGTTTGCAAGCCCTGTATTTGCACTATGTGCATTAATACCATTGCTCCATCTTTCAAAGCTGTCTCTAACACCAAAATCGATATCGTTATAAACAGTAATTGTCCAAGGTTCAAAAGACCTATCGCCAGCCATGTTTAGTTTTCTTCCTCTAAAAGGAACTTCGATATTGGTAAGAACTGATGCAGGTAATTGAGCAGCCTTACACATAAATGATGTTAATTCTACATCACCCTGTGCATAGCCTGGAAAATTACTTGTTACTTTGAAAAGGTTGGGTCTTGCACCGCCTCCTACTAGCTTCGATTTAAAATCATCTATGCCTAAAATTGCCATGTTATTCTCCTATTATCCGCCAGCGACTTCAGTAAAGTCGACTCCGGTTCTTGTTGCAATAAAATTAAGAGTAATAAAGTTAATAGACCTTGCAGGCTTAACAAAAATGTCAGCTACAAATCTATTTGTATCTATTACTTGTCCGGTATTGTTTGACTCATCGCAAACCACTAAGAAATCTGTAATTCCTCTTCTGCCTTTCACATCTCTCAAGAATGGCTCTAGTAAATTTCTAAACTGAGCTCTTGTGAATTCGTCATTGAATTCAAATAGTTGTGATTTAGCAGCTGTTGAAATCGCTTTCTCTATAACAATGAATAATCTTCTTACATTAATTCTATCAAAGGCTGATGCTCTACTTAA